AGATAAAACAACTGGAATGTTGAGAAATTCACCAATCACTCCGTTTACTGCTATACCGTTACCATCCTTTGTCATTGTTCTCTCACGAGAAGTGAACATATCCATCTTGTAGAAAGATGGTGCAAAGAGAGATGAGATAACGATAGCATCAAAATCTGCACTGTCTCTGTCGTCACCGTAAAGACCGAGAATAGCAATCATCTCGTCCTGTGTTACAGTGTTCTTAGCACCTAACTTATATTTAAGTGGGGACTTTAATGCCTCTGCAATAGCATCAGTATCATATTTTCTACCAACTGCGATTGCCTGCTGCTCTGCTGCTTCATTGATAGCGTTACCAAGTTCAACCTCAGAATCATAATCTGCAACTTTTACGGCTGGTGCCTGGATTGCTTTGATTGTAGCAGTTGTAGATGTCTGCTTCATCTGTGTTACATCCATAGGAGTATTGATGTCCCAATCCTTAGCATCTCCGATATAACCCCACTTAGGCATAGTTAATGTCTCACCGACTTTGCCGTGGAGTTCTCCTAAGTTTACAAGGAACTGTGCTACCTTGCACTTGCCTGTAATCTTTTCTCTTACGAGAGCAGAATATACATCAGGCACAATAACATTAGTGTTAATTGTACTCATAAATTTTCACCATTTTAACCTTTCATATTTTCTTTAATTTCCGACACATCTGACTTAATCTCTTCAAGGTCAGATTTGTATGTATTCAATACCGTCACAAACTCAGCGTTTGTCTTTGATAATCTTTCATTGGTTTCCTGTGCATTAGCCAGAACAGTGTAAAGTTTTTCCTCACGCTTCTCTGACTGTGCTGTGAACTTCTCAAATGCTTTATAGATAAACCATCCTAAAGCAAGTACACAGACAATAGGAAAGCCAACAGAAGTAATCAATGTTTGAATTGTATTTACGTCCATTAGACCACCTTTCCCATTGAATAAGTGGTCATCACCACCTATTTATTCAATGCTTGATAAAGTGAAGGATTCTCTGCATAAAGTTTTGCCCTCTCTGCATATCCCATCTTCTTAAAATCTTCCCTTGTAATTCCTTTTGAGGTCTGGTGATTTGATGGTTTGTTTGATCCGTTGAGAAAGTAGTTACCGAACAATGCACCTACCTCTTCTATGGTCTTATCCATGTCCTCACCGACATTTAAGAACTGTGCTAATCCTTCTGGAAGTTCTTTCTCTTTTAATTTGCTTGCAAGCGTCATTGACTTTTCCTTATTAGCAAGTTCTTTCTCTTTACTTTCGAGAGCAGAAATTCTTTCCTCTAATGCTTTCTCTGCATCAGATTTCTCAACTGGCTTTAATCTTGCAATCTCATCATTGGCAGTTTTAAGTTTCGCACTGTAATCTGTACGCACCTTATCTGTTTCTGACTGAACATATTTAGACACAAGAGCCATCTGCTCATCTGTTAAATTCAATTCTTTAATATCCATCTTTTAATCCTTTCTTGTTGCAGTCGGTACGCCCTAAGTTAAATTTAGTTCGTGTGGCTGCCCCATAAAAACTTTTGATATATTTTAACGTGCCGTTTTTTCGACCGTTATAAACTGGAGGAGGAAGGGACGATAGAACACCGTCCCATAAATAAATGATTACTATGTTAGATACTAGAAATTTTGTTGCATAAAAAATTTAGAAAATCGTTGACATTGACTTTCTATCCTGCTATAATAGCATTTGTAAAAATTTCTTATGCTTTTCCATAGGAAAGAAATTTAATGACAAGAACACCAATGTATTCATAGGATTGTTGGTGTGTTTTTTATGCCCAAAACGCAATTTTTCTCTCCATATTACACCCATTGTAATGACTTCGGAATGCCTTATTTTTCAAGGGTTTTCGAATTTAATTCGGTAATAATCGTGCAGTTTTTTTGCAAAATAAAAGGAAGTGGTTTTTATGCCACTTCCGATTTTTTATGCTTTATTCCGTATATCTCAATGTCTCCTGCTGCATCTTCTACAAGTGTTGGTGTTGTATCATCTGTCTTAACCAATTTCTTCAATGTAGATGATTTCAGTTCCAATAATCCCTGTAAGATATAGTCCTCATATTTCTCTGCATCCTCGCTTGTAAGCAATGTGTAAAGTGTTGCTTGGTTCATCTTTATCTCTGCCAAATCTTCCAAAAAGTTTTCAATGGTCTGCTTTCTCATGCGGTTGTATTCGCTTTTACCCAACTGAGTTTTCTCAACTCCTAATCTCTTGTCGTCTTTGGCTCTTTGCTTGCATAGTTTCAAGACCGCTTTAATCTTATCTTTGTCAACATCTCTTGATTTAATATCTGGCTTTCTCAGGATTTTATGCAGTGCCTTTTCTGTACCCTCAACTGTCATTGTCTTGTATGCAATTTCGTCACCAATCATATCAAGTGTGGTTGCATATTTGACATAAACTTTTTTGCTGTTGTAGTTGCCTTTCTTACCTAGTTCCTTGAAGAAGTTTGGATATAATATCTTATTGACTGCTACAACCTTACCATTCTTAGTGATTTCACATTCTTCCGTGTATCGTTCTCTGATGTCCTTTAATTCATCCTTGTTATCTACAGGAAGTGTTTTCTTCGCCTTGTCAATTTCAAGACCTGACATTATGGATAATTGGCATACATCCTTGTACAACTGTTTGATTTTAGTTTCATCTGGTTTATCTCTGTTCATCTCATCCCATAACTTTGAGTTCAAGACCTGTGAGAGATTAACAATCTGACCTATAAGATTCTCACTGCTTTCATAATCCAACTTTGCAAGATTCTTTGCCGTGTACTCCTCTTCCTTGGTAACAGGTTCAATATCTGTTGTCGGAACTAAGAACTTATCATAATTTTTAACGGCTGCATCAATCATTATGTCGTTGTCAACAATCATCATCTGGTCACTGTCGAAGTCCATTGAATTTGCTCTCTGTAAAACATTCTCACCTACCGAATTGATTACCATAATATTGTCTGTCATATTGATGTAAGTTGTAACTAAATGGTTCTCAGTGTTATGTGGGAGATAAATATTTCCCATGGTGATATGTGGGCTTCTGCAAGCAAGCAACTGTTTCTGTGGGAACGCTGTTGATATAATGTTTCCTTTACCAACTATTGTTGTTTCTTGCTCGTACTTTCCGATTGACTCCTGAAGCATTTCGATTGGATTTCCTAAGACCGTTGAATAATTTCCATTGACAAGAATCCTGCCACACTTAATATCTGCTCTGATGCTCTCAATGACTTTCTTTGCAAGTATCTTATAAAGTGCTGTGTCCTTGAAGGACATATTCAGTTTCATCATTCTGTAGATTACATCTGCTTTTACATTCATCATTAAGTCGCTGTCCTCATCATCTGAGGTTGCTTCGCAGTAGTGATACATTGCAAGTGGATCTTTCCTGAGCAGTTCGATATAATTTAATGTCTGTTGTAATAATTCTGTAATTTTATTCTTTGTAATCTGTAAGGTGTTTAAAATCTGATAGTGTGTTCTTACTAACTTACCGCCAAAGTATTTGGTCGGCTTTTCATATTTTACTATTCCAAATGGGATATTTTTCTTAGAAATTTGTTTCAACCAGTCATAGAACCAATTCTCGGTATCTCCGAACTTACAATATTTAATACTGCTTGGAGTAGTAATAAATTTGATATCCTCGATTCTCTTTGCTGTTGTAATTCCGTTTAACTGGGAAACATCTGTGATGTGGTTATCTTTGAACCACTGCTGAATATTGCTGTTAAAGCAACAAGATTTGAAGAATTTGTGACGAAGAAGTAACATTCCTTTATCTTGGTAGTCACCCATCAGGGATTTATCAATCAGTGATTGTCCATCCCATATTTTGTTTTCAATCGTCATTTCTTTTTCTTCTGTGAAGAGTTTCTTATCTTTAAGTCCCACATACATAACCTTATCTTTGAATACTGATTTTACATCCTTGATAAGAAGTATGTTCTCCGGGCGAATATCTAAGTTACCAATCTTATCTGAAAGAACCAATGCTCTGTACGCTTCAAATGATGCAAGATTGATTTTTCGTTTCATAGGATTGATACCGCAATCCGTAAACAGGTTCATTGAGTGAACCAGTTCCTTGTTGATGAAGAAACATTTACCTTGTCTTGAAGCACTTCCTGATCGACACCATCTAACATATTCAATATCGTCAATCTTGAAAGAGAAATCTTCCTTATCGTATATCATATATCTGATGGTTTCTTTTGTCTTTCCGTCTACCTTATACTTCTTAACTTTGCCCTTATCATCCTTATCATCTTTAAGTGTACTTCTGAATGTGGAGTATTTGAATGTTACATATACAACTTGGTCTGTTGCTAATTTTTTTCTGACTTTGAATAATGCTGTCTTAGTTATTCGTCTGTCTGCAATCAATCGACCTAATTCATCAACTGCCATGCTGTTATTCAGTTTCATCTTAAATAATTGGGAATTTCTCTGGTGAAGAGTTTCACCTGTTGATTCGTCTTTGTAGTCGTAAAAGGAAGAGATTCCAGAAGGTACGACCTCTTTTGTTTGTAAATCTACCTTAAATAAATCGGTAGCATCCATGCTCATAATCTTCAAGCCATTTTGTAATATCATTTATTTCCTCGCTTTCTGTGTATTTGGCTATCAGATTTATCACTTACATAATATATATCGACACAAGTTATAAAAAACTTAACCCTTTTTTGTAAACTTTTTACAAAACTTATGTTCCCTACATAGATATTATATCATATTCTATAAAAATATCAAGTAAGAGATAAATCTTTTTCGCCAAGTTATAGGTTACTCACTTATTTCCAAATTTTTACTTGCTGTTACACCGTTGACTGTACACTTGATAGTGATTGTATGTGCAAGATAACTCATTGCAGCAGAAGTCAACTTCATTCTCTTGCTATTAGCAGACGAACCCTTATACCAAACGACCATAGAATTATTTGTATATTCAGTTCCATCAATGAAGCAAGTCCATACAAAGTCAGCAGTTGTCATATCAGTAACGACTGTTTCTGTAATATCCTGACCATTCTTATCAGTAAACAGACAAGTAAGTGTCTTATAAGAGCCACCAACCTTAATTGTATCTGTAGATGTTGATATGCTCGTTGTGTAATTGACTTTCGGTGTTGTGTCTGCAATAGCCATAGTTGTTGTACAGGTAGCACCACCGCATGAAGCAACAATATCAACTGAACCTTCTTGAAGCATAGTCATAAGACCATTCTCGTCAACTGTAGCAATCTCAACATTAGAAGATTCATATGATATATGTGGACTTTCTACAACATCCCCATTGTTGGTCACGGAATAAGTCAACTGATATGTGTTGTTCTCCTTCAGATCAAATGAGGTTACACCAGTATATTCAATCTTATAGTTGTCAATCGGTGCTTGCGTCTGCTCCAAATACAGATAGAACAGATTATTATTCTTAAAGGTATTCCCAACCTTATAATAGTTGCCAAATCCCTTAAAAGAGTCGTTCACCTTTATATTCTCCACTGCACTGTTATAACCAGTGTACAACGCAACAGCACCATTTAACTGTGTAATAGTTCCATGTGCAACAGTCCATTTATCAGATACAACAACAAATGGAATACTGGCAGTACCCTTATCTGTCTTAACCTTATAGGTCATATCACTTCTGACTGCAATGGATGTAAAATATATATCACTCTCAATTCCATCTTGAGAAGTTACAATATAATTTTCTCCATTCAATACAAAGATAGTTCCAATATGAATAGGTGTACTCTGAGCATAGAAAAATCTAACCTTGCCCTGTGGTGTGGTACTTCTCTGATTCCTGCGAAAGAATACATCATACTTAATATCTGAGTTGAAGAAATCTGCAACTGTAATCTTCTCTCTGTTCATGGTCATATCAAACTGTTTCTGTGTACGACCAAATACATTTGCATAATTCATGTATCTCTCCTTTCCAATACAAAACAATAATAAATCCAAAGAATAACATCTCGTTGAAAACGAGTGGTATCACTTGTCTATTATTAACTCTTATCTACTACTAATATGTGTCACAACTACCCCACTTTTATCCCTATCGTTGTCACGATATTTGGACAAAAGTAGGGATTTATTAGGGGTTGTTGTCACCCTAGAAATTAACTTGCTTTTTTGATTAGTTTGCTATCATCAAACCATTTTAATTTTCCCTGATTATCTAATGGAAGTTCTAACTTTGAACCATCATCAAATTCAATTACCTGTGTTACTCTGCCGTTATCTGCCTTGATCCATTTCTTCATTGTTACATCCTCACTTTCTGTCTGTTTGCCATATTATCCAACGGATTAAATCTCTCAAAGTCCATCTGTAAATCCTGACCGAACATTGCTACATATTCCTTTGTAACAGTAAGGTCACTATGACCAAGTATCTTCTGTAGACGAAACATATCACCACCTGCAAGGATATAATGCTTAGAAAATGTATGACGGAATAAATGGCA